TTTATTGTAAATCAATTGATATGCTCCTTGGCCTAAATGATACAAGTTGTCACCCGCAGCTCTTAAATCATCAGGTCTAAATAATGCTAACATCTGAGCGAAGTCATTAGGCCTTCTGTTAGCGTTCTTAGCATACAATCCACGCCCGTACATTAAACGTGTAATGTTATTGATAATAGAACCGTTTGTTGTAGAGTTTCTTCTACGATCAATCAGCCATGTATAATAGTCATTCTCAGTACCGTATTCAACCCATTTATCTCTACCATCTTCAATTATTTCAGGTTGAGTATAAGATGATAATTGTAAAATATGTGTGTTATTATTCATAAACTATAAATTCATTATCGGTTGTGTTCTGAACATACTCATCGTTATTAATTGTGTATGTTGTAGCTGACTGATTAGTGCAAAATATCTTATCTTTGTAAACTACGTTAGCACCATCTAAAACTGTCAAGGTATAAGTGTGACCTTCTACCAAAGCAATGATTTTAGATATAACCGCATAGTAGTCTAATTGAGTTATTGTAATGCTATAAGTGATAGAATCTCTAGTTATCTCATCTGTAATAATCATACTATCCGCAACGAATAACCGAGGGATAATTTTAAACGTTTGTGACGAAGCAGATTTTTGTAATACTAACATATACTATTATAACTAAAAAGTAGCAAAACTGTTTTAAAAACAAAAAACCCCTACTGGTTGGTAGGGGTTCAAGTCAGTAAAGTATTATTATGATCCTAATACAATAGTTACTCCAGCAGTAGTTAACAACGCATCTGTTGTAGCTTCCATAAAGTTAGCAGGTACAGGTTCCATTCCTACAAGTGTCAATGTATAACCGCTTAAGTCACCCATTGCAGCACCAGTTGTAATAGTTCCACCCGTTACATCCATTCCACGCTTTAGACCGCACATGAAATAGTTAGAGTTATTATCTACAACGATAACTGTAGGGTTTCCGTAAGCTAATAATTTTACTTGTTTATGAGTAGCAATATCTTGCTTAGTCAACGTCAAGTTCAAAGTCTGCTCAAAGTAAGTAGTACCCGTATCTCTTGAAGTAACAATTGTTTGTTCAAATGAACTAGCAGCTCCTTTCAAATCATACTTATAACCCGTAGGTGTTCCCGTTACGGTTTCAATAACATCAGTATTTGTTGAATCATAAGTTACTCCTGTCATGTCCCCTTGGTTCATGAAGAAAATAGCTTTTAACCCCCCTACTGTGTCTTTACATGGAAGTAATCTTCCTAAACTTAAATCACATGGCATAGTTTCTATATATTAAAAAAGGGAAGGCACTTTACCTCCCCTCTTAAGTTAATTAATCAATTGTATTAGTTAGCTGAGTTTGTGATACCGTAAGTAACGATGTCAGTAACGTTACCATAGTTAACAGCTCCTGTAAACTTCATGATAAATCTCACGTTGTCCGAACCGTCGAGATCTTCCATGTCCAAAATTTTCAAAGTTTGGGTATCATTGAGCAATCCTGTACCGAAATACAAGTTATCTTTGTAAGTAGCAATAGCAACTGTTGAAGTCATACCTTTACACATTACCAAAGGAACTCCGTCAATAGAAACAGATCCATCTGTGTACCACATTGAACCCATAGCATTTACACCGTTAGCACCTAATCCTGAAGTACCAAATCCACCTAATGATTGGATGTAAGCCTTAAAGATAGCTTGTGAACAGTAAATTGCAAATCCTTCGTAACCCCATAAACGGTCAGGAGTAGCAGCGATAATCTTACGCAATTCAACTAAGATAGTAGCAGCACTTACAGCAGCACCAGCAACTTCTTGAGCAGTAGGTAAAGCAGCATCAGCAGCTAATAAAGTTTCAAATCCATCAAACTCACCAGCGTTAGCATTAACACCACTCCAGATAGTTGTTTCCATCTTAGCAGCAACCTTAGCAGCTACGTGAGCAATCAAGAAATCAGCAAAGTTCTTAGGTAGTACATCAGTAGCTGAGTAACCCATAGAAACTGCTTCCCAATCTGAACGGAAATCAGCCTTACATAATTGTAAGTTTACCTTTAATGATTCAGGTTGTAGAGTACGCTCAGTTAAAGTAACTGTAGACGTTGGATCAAAGTCACATCCACCATTCTTAACGATATCGTTAACTGAGATGTTCTTTAATGTTTCACGATACTTAATGTTTGGTTTAACAGTGATTAAGTTCGCTTCAATTGTGTTAGCTGACAAAATCGCAGCAGCGATATACTTACCTGCAAATTCTCCAGCGTAAGTTGTTGTCATGTTAGTTTGTGTAGCCATTTCTTTATATTATTATTTAATTTTTATTATGCTTGTGAAGCCCAAATTCCAACACCACCAGTTACATACCACTTAGTAAGAGCAACAGCAGTAATTGTAACAAAATCTCCGTTGTTTGCAGTAGCTTTAGTGTTTACCAAATCTTTGTTAACTACACCTGAAGCAACTGAATCAGCAGCAGCATTAGCAATTGAACCGTTAAATCCGTCAGCAGCGTTAGGATCTAATGTGATTAAGTTGTTACCATCAGCTCCAGTGTTACGGAATGTGAAAGTCATACCGATGTTATTAGCATCGATTAAAGGCAAAGTAAGTACAAGTGCATCAGTAGCAACGTTGTATTCTTTACCAGCGTCAGCAGCAGTAAATGTTGTTGAAGCAGTTACAGTAGATTGAGGTTTACGAACTCTCAATACATCATTTGAAGTTGTAATTGGCATGTTTATTTGTATAATTTAGTTAATATTCTATCCATTGGAGATTGCGCACTATTTTTAGCATATCTAAACACTTCAATAGGTTGTGCATTCTCAGGGTTGTGATTAATTGCATCAGCAGCTGGTTCGTCATCTGATAACTCAACTTTAGTTAACTCAGTAATTCTAGCTTCTAACTCAGCAATCTTAGCATCTTTCTCGTCAACTTGTGCGAACTGAGTTTCTTTAACGATTGATTCAATTACTTTCTTAGCTGTTGGTGCTTGTGGTTGAGCCATTTCAGTTTCAGGTGCTTCAGCAACTGGTGCTTCTTCTACTTCTTCAACTTCTTTTTCTTGCTCTTTAATTTCAGCAATTACACCTTCTTCAGCAACTACTAATACACGCTCATCTTCTAAAACGTACTCACCAATTGGAAGTGCTATTTGTGCATCCTCAGTAATTACGAATACAGGTTGACCAGCTTCAAATAATTCAGCTTCGATAACAGTAACTCCATCAGCTAGTCTCATTTGCTCTAACTTAACCTCTACTGCCTTTAAACCTACTTTGCGTAGGATTGTGTTGATTGTTTCCTTCATGTTTGTTTAATTAATATTTATTTATCCAATCTATAATATCATTAGCTTCACCGATTAATACACCCGCTTTTTGATCTAAGTCTAAATATTCTTTAGGTAAGTCTACTCCTAATTCTTTAGCAGCTTTTTTAGTTTCTTCAAACTTTGACTTAAACTTAACCGCCTTTTCAATTGAAGATTTTATTACAGGTATTGCTTTTTGTCTTGCAAATGATATTATAAGAAATCCATCTTCAAATTCTTTTTGAGCAACTTTAATTGCATTGACTTCATCCTGTACTACACCTAACTCAACATCATGTGCTTCTAATTGAATCTCAGAGATTTTCTTAGATATTCTGTTTACATCATTCATACTTGTTTAACTATTTAATTTATATTCTGTTGTAAATTCAACTTCTTACTATTCTAGTGATTGTACTTGTGTGACCTCCTACTAAAGAGCCTACACCCTCACCGCCTGACTTTTTTAGATAGTCTTTAAGTTTTGGTTTAATTATTTTTGGCATGGGTTAAGCTCCGATTGATTTTAACTTTTCATTTATAAAAACCAATTCATCAAAATCATTTTGAATATCATTTTTTAAGAATTGGAAATCTTTAATTTCATCCGTTAATCCTAATGAATTAAGTCCTTTAATCACATTATCTATTTTTTCTTTATAGTCACCAGAATCATTTATACCTTTTAAAACTTGTGTTTGTATTTTTGTTAACTCTTGCATATATTTAGCAGTATTAGCACTACCTATTTTTAAATAGTCACTTCTAAATTTATCAATGCTTTTTAACTCAACCTTTTGACTTGACAACACCGCATTCAATTCTTTAATAATTTGTTCTTCCATTGTTTCTGTTTTACTTTGTAACTGTTCAAACCCATCAAAACGAGCCTCTAT